TGGGTGTCGCCAGGGTGGGTGTTTTCATGGGCGACGCCCATAGTAGTGAGACGGGAAGATACACATGCACGGAGCAATCAGGATAATTCTACAGGTTCAGGGGACAATCTTTGTGATGTCGGCGGCGGCTGAAACTCTCCACCGCACTACGCCGCATCCGCCATTGATATGGGTTGCACTGGGCGGTCTGATTGTGTACATGATAGCTGAGTTTGTTCCATTGCCGGGCGAGAAAGAGTAAAAAAATGGGATTGGGTAAAATCTGCGGTGCGTCGTCGGTTGTACTCGGCGCAATCGTCACCGCCATCAACACGTACCACGGCGGTGAACCGTTGCCAATTGTAGCATTTGCTACCGTGATCGGGCTGCTGGAATATGCGCTGTTGAAGTAGGGCAAAAAAAATAGGTTCATGGCTAGGCCATGAACCCATTAACCCTACGGCTTTGAAATCTTCGAGTGTGGAAGCCCAGAACTCCAAAGCCCTAACCAGAATCAAACGGGATTGACTCTAGTCTCCCTGGGGCGTGCATTGCGTCCACGCCGATGTCATGTATAAACCGTGGCGCAACACGGATATTATACCAGAAAGGAGACAATCATGGCAAGTAAACGGCACCAACGGCGCAAAGCCTGTGAGTGGAAACGCAGTCACCCGACGCAGGCGGAAGCCGTCAGCGCGTCGCTGTCGTTGCGCAGACATACCGGTGAGCGAACCAGGGCGTATCGTTGCCCACACTGCGGATTGTGGCATCACGGCCACACGGCGCGGCGGACGAAAAGAGTGATGAGGGTGAAGAGGGGGTACTAAATATCTAAAATCGGTATGAATTCCCCATATAGGGATTCTTGACAACGTTTATATTTCATGGTATGATATTTCTCGCGTAGTAGTCACACACTGCGCGCCCCGTGCCTTGCGCGGACGATCTGCCCTGGTGCTTGCATTTGCGGCGGACGATACGCAGGGAGCCGAAAGGTCGGGGGCAATAGCTACTGTGTAGCGGCTAAATCCTGTTTTGGGGGAGTAGGGAAACCTACTCCCTGACCTTTTCGCAAACCACCCCCGTTTTTGTGCAAAAAGTGAGTTGCGAACCGGCGATGATGATGAGCGGAGAATCTGTCAATGGTGGCGAGAATTGACCGCACAGAACCGCACAGATTGCGAGATTGGGCATCGCGGATACATACGGCCCCAAAATTTCGTCTTGCGAATGTGCGGTTGCAGTAAGCGAAGTAGGATTTAGATAAGTGTGACTCTAGCCGCAACCCTGGCCGCACGCCTGAATGGGTTGCAGTAAGCGAAGTAGGATTTAGATAAGTGTGACTCGGCGGGACGAGAATCAAGCCGACAAGTAGCATGGTCGCAGTACGCGAAGTAGGATTTAGATAAGTGTGACAACTCTATCAGAGCGGCAGCGCCCACATCGTCACCACGTTACAGTACGCGAAGTAGGATTTAGATAAGTGTGATATATAGGTGTGTCTATGCAAAAACAAGCATTCATCACCGTGTCGTTTCGCTTGCGAACCCCGACACGGCGCAAGCAAGAATTACTCGATTTCGCCATGCAGGAATATACAAGCCAGGTGCAGCGCTTGCTCGATTGGGCGCATGAACACCTGGACAACATTCGTACTAACGGGCGCACGAGTAAAGGCGTGTACAACGCCGATAGCATCCGGCCCTGCTTGCCCACTGGTACGGAGTGGCGCGTCCCGCTATCCTCATCACTAAAAGACGGCATCTTCTCGGACGTGTGCGGCATGATTGCCAGCTACTTGGAACTGGAAAGCACTGACTTGCTGAACAACTGGCCGACGGCGGAAACCGTTGTCACCGACGAACCCCGCGCCCGCGCCTTGTCCGCATTTGGCACGTTGGATACAGTAGGGCGCGCCGGCACGCTGCGTTCTGCCGCTGATATTGCGGAGGTTGCAGACGAGGTGGCGCTGCTGCTTGACCGTCGCCGGGAAAGTGACTTAGCCGCCGATATGCGTCGCAAAGCCTTCGTCAAGGAGCGCCCACTGACTTACACGCGTGGCCGTGACTTTGACTTACTGATTACCTCCGACCTCAAGCATCCCTATATTTATTTGCCCCTGCTGCCCAACGATGATAAGCGCGCCGGCGTTACCGACTTTGGGCAAAAGAACATGCTGACCCTGTGGAGCAATGACCCGAATGGCGTCACCCCGATCCAGGCGGGCAAGAAGCGCAACGGGCTGCTGCTGCCGTTGGAACTTGGCAAGCGTGGCGGTCAATTCCACTGGCAGTTTCGTAAGTTTCTACTCGCCATGCTTGACGGCAATGGCGTTCCCAAATCGGCAAAAGTCATCAAGCGCCGTGGTCATTATTACATCAATGTGTCGGTAGCTTTCCCCGCGCCGGCGCCCTATGAGCCGCAGGGGTACATGGGGATTACCGACAACGTGCTTTACAACTTAACCTACGCCATTGTAGGCAAAACAGGTGAGTTGATGCAAACGCACCAGAGCGAAACAGGTATTCTCGATTTGAAGATGGACGCGCAGAAGCAGATCCGTCGCAAGCAGCAGCAGGGCAAGGCGGTCTCCTACCTAGATTATCGCACATCAGCGCAGGATGAACTTTTGCACCTGATGATCAACCAAATGCTGCAAACGGCAAAGACGCACGGCGCTGGCATTGCAATGATGGATACCAACGGCATTTACAGCAAGCGTAACGAAAAGAAGCTGAAACGCCTATGGACAAAAGCGGAGTTCATCATTGCCTACAAATGTAAGATGATGGGCATCCCATACCGCACCGGTGTGTTTCCGGCGAAAGCGATGGGTATTTGCATCCGGTGTGGCGGCGACTGCTCGCGCCAAGAAAGCAATGCTGTTTGTGCGCAATGTGGGGCGTCTGTTCCGCTGGGGATTACGAAAGCCGTCAATATTGCGCGGCGGGTGATGTATCGCAAGAGTGAATGGGAAACTAAGGGAGGCTACCGTGGATTCCACCAAAGTTTTAGATAATGTTTTTACTGCCAACGAACGGGAAAGCATGACGATTGTTGAAGTTGATCCCGGTGAGCTCTTCATTGATTGGACAGTCAATGAAGCGCACGTCCAGGAGATCATCAATTCTCTGCCGGCGCACAAAGGTCAAATTGTTTTCCCGCCTTATGTCTGCCTGCACAATCGCAAAATTATCGACGGTCTACATCGCGTAGTGGCCGCGCATCGGGCAGGGATTGGCAAAATTCGTATTGTCCTGGTTGACCTTGCGGAAAGCCGCTTCTGGGATCTACGGATCATGGCCGCCAAACCACATCACAGCATTGAAAATAGCCGTCTTTATGAATGGATGGAAAAGAGTTGGGAAACCGATTGGGGACACCGCACAAACGCGAAAGAGGAAATTGCTACCCATTTGTGGCAAATGTTTCGTGGGGAAAATTACCGCCAGTCGCAAAGCCTCTATGCCAAGTTAGACCGCAGTAAGTTGGTCGGCGAACAGGCGGAACTATACGACTGGTTTGCCGCCAAATCGGTTGTATGGAATATCCCTGTTGAATCGCTGGCCGACCGCATCCTGTCCTTCTGGAATGTCGTACCACCCAGACCGGAGCTTGACCAACTGGCGGGTGAATATGCGCTAACACTACCGGAGCGCAATCGATTGCAGGATGAAGCGCGCCGAACACCGGCAAAGCCAACCTACGTAAAAAAGTGGGTTGATGCTGGGATGCCCGACACGCTGCTGGAATTTGCCAAAAAGGAAAAAGCGCAGAAGGTTGAGCGCAAGAAGCGGGAGCGGGCAAGAGAGGAACAGAAAGCCGCTACACCCATCGGACAAGAGCAATTGCACCGCCGCCACTTCGCCACCGTGCGTGATGCCATCAACCGCGCCGGGGAGGAAGTTGCACGCGTAGCCGCTCTTTTCCCCCAGGTGCCAGAATCAGCCGCTATGCTGGCGACACACTTGGAAAGAGTGCGCACCTATGCGCAAGATATTGTTGACGTTCAGTCCGACGCGATTGAGAAAGTACTGGCCGACAACGCCAGGCTCTACCGAGAGAACAGCGAGTTGCGTATCAAGGTGGCGTCGCTTGAGCGCGCTAATGGGAAAAATACCGAAATCTCATCCAGCGTACTGGCTTGGTCATCCCTGGAAATTTCTCGACAAAAGCAGTGAGGAACGAACCGCAGCGCCAACCGGGGTAATGGTTGGCGCTGTGTCTATTTTACCCGCAACTTACCGGCGCATCCGACACCACAATCGGGCTGATCCAGGTGGTGCCACTTACGTTGTCGAGCGCAGATTCGGGGAACCCTTCGCACTCAAACGTATCATTCAGCAATGCAGCATAGTCAGCGTTCAGCGCGTCCTTGTCGGTAATGTCGGCGTCGCTCTGGATTGTCACCGGTTCGTCGTTTTCATCACGGCGCGCGTGGACTTGCAGCAGGCGCTTTTTCTCTGCGGCCACATCTGCGATCTGAGCGTCAACGGCGTTCACAATGCGCCGGTAGAGTTTGCCCGTGTCCCGGCTCAACCGCTGGCGGCCAATTTCCTGCAATGCCGTGATTACCGGCGCCGGAAACCGAGGATCGTCGCTGTAAATGTCACTGTTCCGTAAAGTTGCCACCTATTCACCCTCCTGTGCTACTTGCGCCACAACCGGCGACGACATAATCAAATCGATAGGGCGTTTCTCTAACGTCACCGTCTGCCCCTGAACAACAATCGTGATCGGCGTCGTTAACCAAGCCATGTAGCTACCCCACATGGCCTGAATCTCGCGGATGTACGCAGCATCATACGCCCCGTCGCCCACGGCGCCGGTCTGCGTTGCCATCACCGCCGCCGCAATACCGCTGTAATCCCACTGGTTTTTCCCGGCCCCGGCAATGCTCACCTGTGTTTTGGTGATGAGCAGCGCGGCGCGTAGCATCGCCTCGAACTGACGAATACCACTAGCCTGCATATCGTTTGCATGCTGCCACTGGCTGGCAACTTCGTTTGCAATTTCTCGTGTCAACATGATTTATACCTCGTCTCGTGCCATAAACACGTAATCGCCGCTTTGCCATAGAACTGATAAGCCATCAGCCTCGTGGGAGACGATAAGCTCGCTTGATAGCTTGCCCATCACGGCAAGCGTTTTGGGTTTGCCGGAAATCTCATTCCACTCGCTGCCAAAAAGCACTATTTCCGCGGGTAACTCACCGCCCAAAAGTGCTATTTCCGTAGATAGTTCATTGTCTTCCGCTGCTGAATCAATCATTGCTGTCACCTCGCGTGTATCGGCAACCATACCAAATGCTTTGGCACGCTCACCAAAAATATCGAATCAGCACTGTTCCACCTATCCGTAAACCGGTTGCCAGGTGACAGGCTGAAATAGTCATCATTGCCACAGTCAATTTTATCATAGATCCCGCAATTGTCTGCACTTATCGTACCCATTATGTCAAATTGCGTGGCGTGGAATTTGCCGTCATCATGCGGTGCCGATGGTTGCACCGCGCCGATGCTATGCAGAAGCTCATGCGCTACCACAAAAACACCCAGGCACTGACGAGACACAGCGGCAAGGCTTGACCAATTGCTCATGTTCCCCGGCCCCGGTTCATCGTCTACGTTGACGTAGGCGTAGCCACAATACCTGTCGCTGTCCTCGATTTGGATTAACTTTACTTCCCCGTCCACCGGTGGAATCGTGCCGGTGATCAGCCCGTTTGCCCAGCGAATGTCCAGTTTGCAATCCGCCGTCACTTTCCAGGCCGGTAGGCGCATTTCTCTATAGCTATCCGCGTCACGCCAGAATAACCAATTGACCTGTTCGGCTATCTTGCGTAACTGCGCTTCAACGGCGATTTTGTCCACCGGTTCATCCGGCGACGCAATCCACGTAAACTGCACGACGTTGCGCAGGGTCGGATCGCAGATGAGCGGATAGCCTGACGGTTCATATTGCGCCGCCAGGGGAACAGGGGCGGCGTGGTCAATGTGGAGCGTCTGCGATGGCGCAAAGAGTAAGGTCATCGCTGCTATGGTGGCAATCGCCGTCTTTAACATGATTACTTTCCCTTCGCTACGTGCTTGCCAGCAGCTTGTACGTTACCCCGTTGATCACTACGGTTACGTAGCCCGTAGCCGTTGGTGCGCCGCCCGTATACCCGCCCAGATCCCACTGTACGCCCGCCGCTGTGCGAACTGTTCCACCTATCGCTACGTTTGCCGCGCCAAAACCGCCATTATACCCCAGCGTGATTAGCCCAGCGCCTACACGGATGAAGTCAACCCGATTATTAGAATCGTGAAAGCCAATGGTTGTGTGATCTAGCCCGTTCAGAAGCAGAGTCGATCCTGACGTTCCCCAATTCCCGCTGGTTGGCGAGTAATTAACCCCGATGTCGCCAGCAGCAATTCCACCAGCACTGAGTGTGTATCCGTTGCCAGCAGATAGGGAGCCAGCGACAGCGACATTGCCCGACCCGTCAACGCTGAAATCGGCCGTACCGGTGCCGTTGAGCGCCAGGGCAAAGGATGTTGCAGACAACTCCATTTGGCCCGTAGTTGTCCCATTCGCCACATAGCCCACGATTCTCCCCGATGTTGAGCTACTGATCGCCAGTTCGGTCGTCCGACCGCTTGCGGAATTGGCCCGTAATGAAATGCCCTCCGTCGCCGCTGTTCCGTTCGTTTTGATGCCAACGCCGGTACTGTTGAGGATCGAGCTATCCAGTGGGTTACTACTGTAGATGTAACCCTTCAATGTGCTGGCGTCCTGCATGATACGGAAAACACCGTCACCGACAACGCTAATGCCGCCGCTGTCCAGCACTGCATTGCCAGCGCCCGCGTACAGTTTGCCGTCCGTGTTGGCATACCATTGCAGCGTTCCGGTATTGTAGCCGCCGATGCGCCCAATGCCGCCGCTGTTCCAGATTTTCAGGCCGGTTGTCGGCGTGGCAAACGTACCGGTTCCCTGGTAGATACCACCGCTTGTGCCGATGGTCATCGCGCCAGAGAAATAGCTATTGCCGCCACCTTCGAGTATGATGGCCCCACCGTTGGCCCCAAGCGTCAGATTACCAGTGCTTGCTCGAAAGTCAAAAGTGGTCGTGGTTGGGCTGTTTGCGTCAGTACCCATCACCAAGCCGTAATCAGCAATGGATAGCCCGTTGAGATTGCCCCAGCGGCTGCGCACTTTGCGATTGCCCGCCGGGCCGGGGTGTGTTGTCCAGGTGACGATCTGGCTATAGGGCGAGTTTTCAGCGTTCAGCCCGTCCGCCGCGTTGACTTCGTAGTAGCCATTCCCCGATGTGCCGTAGTCAACAATGATGGCGTCTTTGGCGATGATACTGCCGGGAACAATGCCGCCACCCTGCGCATCATAGAACACACTGATGGTTGGCCGCAGCATGATCAACGCGCCGATGCTGGCGAAAGAGGATGAGCTAATTGTTGCCGTCTTGGTGCCAACCGCCCCCGCCGCCGCCAACGTTTGATCCGCTACGTAGACGCGTATCCCGGTAGCGCCAGCGTCAATCAGTTCTGCCATGCCAGCCGGCGGCGTTGACGATGTGTTGTTCGACACCCCGCCCAGGAAGACAAGTTCCCCCACCGTTGAGGACGCCCAGACCGTAGACGCGCTCATGTTGGCGCCGGCGGCGTTCGCTTGGATGCTATAGCCATCAATCGGCGTGTAGGCCGTATCCACGTTGTAATAAGCGACAACCGCCGCCGCCAGCGCGTGGCTATTCGCTGTGCTGAACGTGTACGATGCGCCCTCCGATCCACCCGCCACTTTATAATAAATGGCGCCGTTGATGTCTGTTCCCGTTGCCGATCCCAACAGCGTCCAGCCTGTTGCCGTGATTGTATCGGCGCTGCCGTCGTGCGTAACCACTGCCACCAACACATCACCGCTAACAACGCCGGTTGGCCTACTTGGGGCAACACTGGCGCCTGCTGCCGTGGTGGCGCTGGTCGCCGTACCACGTTGCGTAATCGCATTGTAGGTCGATGTGCCACTGCGGTTGAACGTCCAGGTTTGCGTGCCATCGGCGTTGTCGGTTGGACTGGTGACAGTTCCCCAGGCGTAGCCAATTAGCAACTCACCCGACGCACGGGCAAACGAACGCAACGCAATGTGGTCGCCAGAGACGAACACTTGCATCCCCGGCGCTGATGGCAGATCCCTGACCGTGATGCGCTGTTGTCCCCCGAAGTACGGTGTACGGAAGTCGGACGCCAGCAGGGTGACGCTCTTGGCAATAATCTGGCCGCCGGCAAGCGCTTGCTCCAAGTCGGCAATGAACGCCTTTGCGTGCATTTCGTCGGTGTAGATGTAGCGGAAATCGGCAGCCCCAGCCCCGGTAACGCGCCAGCCCGTCAATTGGCTGGCATAATTGTTGCTGCCGATGTTGCCGCCATACAGCCGCGTGTGGCCGCTGCCATCCACGTCGATAAGAACGTTTGCCGGTCTAAAGAATCGCAACAGCCCCGCGCTATTGTCGATCTGCCACTGGTTTGTTCCGTCATCCAAATTGATGCGCGGCGTACCACCGGCTATCCCCAACCGCACGTTGGCGACGCCGCGGCTTACCTCCGTCAAGGCGCCTTGCACTTGCAAACCTTCGGGAGTAATGGTGCCAACGCCTAGCGCCGTCGTTGTGAATGTGGCAATTGTTGTGCCGCCTGGCGCAATGGACAGGTTGCCGCTGGCCGTATCGATTAGCGGTGTTGTTACCTTTGTAGATGCCGCCACCGTCACCGCCGTTGCCGCACCCGCGCTGGTGATGTTCCACGATGTGCTAGATAGTGTGCCGGTCAGTGACAGAGCGCCCGTCACCGCCGTTGTTCCACCCGCCGGGGCGATGGTTAAATTGCCGCTAGCTGTGTTGATGGTTGGCACAGTCAGCGCGCTGGCAACCGTGACCCCGCCGCTGCTGAACGTGGCCCGCTGTGCGCCACCGGTCGTCACCGCCAACGTATCCGCTGCTGACCAGTATAGCCCTGTGTTGGTGTCACTCAGCGCCGCGATGCTAGGGAGCGATGCCGACCCGGCCCCGACCAGCACGTCGCCCGTCACCTCCGCGTCACCGATGATCTGCACGGTGCCGCCAAAATAGCTGGGGGTTGATCCGGCGCTATAAAACGCATAGCTATTGGTTGCTCCCGATAACGCGGCGCAATAGTAGCCATATTGGTTGGTTAGCGTTGCCCCGCCCAAACTGGCGTTCAGCGCGTGAAACATCGACAGCGACGTAATGGCGCCGGTGTATCCCGCTTGGCTCAACAGTTGCCCTTGAGCCAAGCGGACATTGGTTACGTTGAATGCGCTGTTGTCGAGCCGTAGGTTATTGTTGATGTTGATAAAGGTGGTGATAGCCCCCTGCGGCTCTTCGGTTGGAACCCAGCGCATCGCCTGCATTGTCGCGCCGGCGGCGTGGCGCAAAATGGCCGAGGTATTGAACAAAAACCCGGCGCTGGCGTAGGTGCCTTCGAGTGTCATGCCGCCCGTTTGGCCGGTTGCCGGTTGTGCTGTCACCACATACCCGGTGATCGGCGCGCCGTTGATGCTGATTTGACCGCTGGCGTTGACACGAAGCCGCTCTGTCCCAACGGTTGCAATACTCAGGCTATCCACCGCCTGTCGGTAAATGCCGGTGCTATCACTGGCTGAAAACGAAAACGCTGGCACTAGCGCCGTGCCGTTGCCAGTGCGCACGCCATTGGTAAATGTCTGCGCCTGGCTGGTCGCTCCCGTAGTCGCACCGCTTGCCAGCAGGTAATTACTCAGCGTGGCCGTCTGTACATACCTGGCGTCTGATTCGGCCTCTGTAAAATAGCGGTCATCGTGCGTGTGGCCGCTCAAACTCACCGCCGTCCCACCGACGGTCGGCGTCTGCCCGAAGTCAACGATACGCGTGGTGTTATCCGCCTGAAAAACGATATGCGTCGTTGTGCCATCATAATAGGTCAGCAGCATATCATTCTGCTGTGCTGCCGTTGCAAAATCATGAGCGCGCCCGATTAGATCCCATGCCTTACCGGTGCTGGTTTGCGTCAACCACCGCACATAGTTGGATGTACCGGCGCTGTCGGCGTCTAGCGTGAGCGCCCCCGTCCAGGTCGTGGGAATGCGGGCAAAGTCCAACGTGCCACTGGTAATGTCGCTGGCGGCGTGACTATGGCTGTAGGATGGCGTGCCAACGATGGTGCCGACGTGCAGATTGACGGCGTAGATGTCCTGCCAGCGGGCGCCCGATGCGCCTAGATCGTGAGTGTTATCGGCGTTAGGGGTAATGGCGCGGCTGGTCAGCGTGCCGGTGAGCGTGCCACCGGATAACGGTAGAGCTTGACCGGCCAGAGTGACCGCCGTCCCATTAACAGTAAGCGCGCCTATAATGTTGGCATCACGCTGCACGGTGAGGTCATGCGTAATATTGACGCGCTGCGCCGTGCTACTCTTGATGACTTCCAACCCTACCGGCGTTGAGTTTGGATCAATAAGCAGGTTGAGGTAACGACTACCCGTTACAGTCAACGTCGAAAGCACTGCGTCAATGGTCGAGAAGACACTTGCATTACGAAAAGTGATGGCGCTAGTGGTCGCCCAAGTGGCAGTGGCGTTCATGCGCAACCAAAGCCCCGAATTATCCATACCCACCGCCCCGGCCCCGGCGTACAGTCTGCCGTCCGTGGCGTCGGCGTACCATTGCTCAACGCCACCGCCAACGCCCTGTAGTTTGTTGCTGGCGGCTACCCACTGGATATAGTTATTACTGGCGTTACCGGCTAGGCGCATATTGCCCGACGAATCCATGTAGGTTTTCCACCCCGCCGCTGTACCGCTGCCGGTGTGGTAGCCCATGTAATCGCTACCCAGGTACAAACCCGCCGTGCCTGGATTGCCGATGGCCGTCGCCGGGATCACTGACGTTACCAGGTTATTGCCGCTACTCAGTGCGGTAAAGGCCCGCCCCGCGCCCGTCACCTGACTTGGTGTGGTGCGATGAAAGCTTGTGCCATTCGGCACATTGTCAATTGTGGCGGTGATGTTGCTGAAGTCGGTTTTGGCGGCATTGCCACCGGTGACGGTGATCGAGCCGTAGACCGTCACCGTGCCGGGATAGCTGGCGTTACCGATGGTGACAGCGCCGGTTGCACCGTTGAACTCAAAGCCGGTTGTGCTGCTGCTGGCAATGTTCGTGCCGAGCTTGACACTGCCGTTGGTGGCGCTAATGTCCACAGTTTGCAGCGTCGAATTGTACATTTTGAATGACGCACCACGGATTTGCAGACCGTTGTCGTCGGCCAGAATAAAGCGGCTTTCGTCATTGGTTGAGCGCGCATACAACCCGAAGCCCGCCGGTGTAACGTAGGCGTTGCCGGTGCTGCCCAAATGCCCAAGCTGGACATAGGTTATGAAGTTGGCCGGGGTGTATGGGTTTGCGCCGCTCCACTTGCGCATTTTAATGTAGGGCGCGCCCGCCGCGTCAATCACCGACAAATGAATGAGCGCAGCACCGCTTGCACCAAAGTCAATAGCCAAACTGCCTCTTGTGATCTCGGTAGCGGTTGGGCCGCTACGTAGCGTAAATGTCCAGTTCTGCGTGCCGTCGCTGTTATTGACGTAGGTCGCCACCTGGCCCCACACGTTAAACAGGTTGATGCCAGTGTCAATCTCTAATTTGCGGATTAATACCCAATCATTATTGACGAAAATCGCACCGGCTAACGCTGGACTATCCTCAAATTTCACTGACACCGTGCCACCGATAGCGCTGGGCGTGGTGAAGGATGCGGCCACAATGCCGTAACTTTTCGTCCAAAATTCATCCCCCCTATCGACGCGCACCTCGTCAGCCACGAATACACGAACGGCCAGTTCATCAGCCTGAATCTTGCCGATGGTCAAGGCGCTGTAGCCAGCGACGCCCGCCACCTCGTTGATTTGCCAGCCGTTAATGGGGAATGAGCTATCAAAGGATGTGGTGCGCAGCGTCTGGTCATTCGGGAATTGCACCGCCCCCGTTCCCGCGGGATTGATGACCAAATCAACGTTGGTCGCCGTCGTCAGTAGTGGCGTCGTCAAGCTGGTGGATGCTCGCGCCGTGCCGGTCACGTCCAGGGCAAAACCATTATCGGTCGTGTTGAGGATCGACACGTTGCCGCTGTTGTGGATGCGCAGGCGCTCTGATAGCGTGGTCGAACCAACGGCGGTTGTAAAGAACCGCAGGTTAGCACCGTTGGCCGTTGGCGTAAATGTTTCCGAAGCCACCCCGCGAATTTCCGCCGCGCCGGTTGTTTCGTAGGCCGTGCCATCGTGGCCGCGGAACGAAAGCGCGCCCAGAATATCAGCCGATACCGTCGCCTGTTCCGCGCCTAACACATTGCGCGCTCGAAACAGCGCTAAACGCGGGTAAATGCCACTTGTGTCGCCAACAGAGTAAATACCCGCGGTGCCGGCTACCCCGCTACGTTGAATTGTCACATTGCCGTTGATAATGGTCGAAGCGCCACCAGGTGTCAGCGTCAATGCGCCGCTGGCCGTGTCGATCAACGGGGTGCGTACCCCCGTGGTAGCGGTGAAATTCGGCAATGTCAGCAACCCAGCCGCCGATGACGCTAGGATAGACGCAGCCGCCCCCGGCGCCGATGACGAGGTGATGGCGTGCGTATGGTTGCCGGTCGCTACGTTGGTTGATGAGACAGTCAGCCCGCCAGGCGTTGCCAAGCCGATAGTGAGCGCCCCGCCCGCACCGCCATCGGTCTTGGTCAGAGCGGTTGTCACGTCCAGATAGCGGTCGCTCGTAAGCGCCGCCTCGCCGACAACCGTCAACAGCGATAATGCCGTAACATCTGGCCCAGAGCCGCTGCCAGCGCTGACCGCACTACCGCCGCCTGACTGCACGATGACGCCACCGCCAGTCTTCGCAGCATACTGTGCCGCGGCTGGGCGTCCCACGTTGACAACCTGTGTCACGCCGGCAACAGCGCCGTTGTATAACTGGCCGTCGATAAAAAGTTTACCATCACCTACCGCGCCCGCAACCGGTGCGGGTTGGCTGACTTCGTACTTTTTATCAAGTGCATTTTTCAGCCGCTTGATTGCTGTCTTCGCATTTGCCATTAAAAATTACTTTCGTGACCGTATTGCATGAGTCGAAACGACGATGACCAAAAGCCATCCTCCAACCGGTGATCCGCCGACAAGCACAGGTACAGGCGTTCTAGCGGTTGCATATCACCCGCGAATTGCCACACTATTTGGTGCGCTTCCCCGGCGCGTTTGTCCACCACCTGACCCGCCGCTGTAACGTTTGCCTCAAATGGGTACAGGCGCATGAAATACAGCCGCCGCGCCGCCCCCTCTGCTGCTGAACTGCCGGCGTACAGGGTTTCGGTTTTTTCTAACCGCGTGCCACGTCCTGGTAGCTGTGGATAGTAGATTTTCCCGCTAGACGATCCGCTGGGCGTCTTCCAGGGTAATATCACCTGCGATACTGGGCTATTGCGCCGAAAACTCTTTTGCACCGTGGATGCACTCGTGCGGTTCCAGGTGGTTGCAATGCTGGGTGTACCCGTCCAAAACGGGTTGGCGCTAATGACAAATTTGCTATCACGCGCCACACTCACCAAGCTACCGCTGTACTCGGCAATATCCGTGATCACTGTCCATGCGTTGTCCGTGGCTGTGGTCGTCTCCGACAATGTAGCCGTGCCACTGTGCGAGATAGCGCCGCCCCAGATGCCCGCCGTTTGCAGGATTTGCGACACGAGCGCCCCGGCACTCGTGTCAGCCGCCAGCCACTGAGCGGCATTATGCAACGACGAATCCACCAGGGCGTTGATCTCTGTCAGCCGCGGGCGTGCCGGATCGGTAGTCATCGACATAATTTCGATTAGCACATGCTTGACGCGGACATTGCTCAGGGCGTGCGTGTAGCTGCTGGCGGTGTTGTTGGTGACATTGATGCGCAGCGTCCAGTCGTTGACATAATCGGTGTCATCCGGCGTGCGCACGTTGTCAATTAGATTGGACGTATAAATCTTGAACCATTTCGGGTAAATGGTACTCGCCCCGCCGTTCCACCCGACTGATTTGATTAGATAGGCGTCGGTCGGCGTACTGCCGTCCATGACATAAACTTCGTCTTTGGCGTTATGCGCCGTGGCCGTGGTGCCACCAGAGCCGCGCGCACTACTGGCCGCCAGCACGACATAGGATTCGGTTTTGCTGCTGTAGACAATCTTTTCGTCGCCGACAAAGAGCGTGCCAGATGACGGCAATCCGTCCGTTGACCATTTATCGTCTGGGCCATTGATGTACAAGAATTCCCCATTGCCTGGCACGGTGCTAGTCATGCTTTGCGCCAGCGTCAAGCCCAGCCCCGGCAATGCCACCATGATCCAGATCGGATCATCGTCGTCAATGTTGTAGCCGGTGTGCCGGATGTAGCCGGTCTGCCACCGTGCCGCGGCTGTGCCGGATGTTATGTTGTGCCGGTAGCGCATGGTTTGCCCCAACGCTGGCGCGGTGACAGTTGCCCCCGTCCAGGTGCGTGATGGTGCATCAGGATGCTGCACGTTACCATTCCCGGTTCCCCAGCGGACACGCGCTTGCCACATATTCAACTCGCCCAGCCGTAACCAGAACTCGCCACCGATGGGCAGAATGTGAGCGAAAAACTCACGCCATTCATAGATCGTGGCGTCGCCCACTAAGGGATTCAGTCGGTTGAATACTTCCTCATCTTCCACAAGGAAAATCCGGTGGCCCGGTGACACGTCCCCCGGCCCGTTGAAGATCCAAATCTCACAGCCATTTGGCCCCACACCGCCGTTTGCACTATTGAGTGCCATACCGCGAATGCTGGCGTTTGACATTACCGACATTCCGATGAAGCGCGCCCCCGGCCCCGCCGCTGGTGGCGGATTCAAATATAAATGCTCAAACCGCAGCGTGTAATTGTTCTCTGGATCGCTGTTGCTGGCCGTGTACCAAATGTCGGTGCCCGTAAAATGTTCGGCAATCCAAATCGTGGACAGGTCGTCATCAATAGCCGATGCCGCACTGAGGTCAGGCGCCGCAGCCGTAAAGTCGCCGCTGAACCGTTCGTCAAAGGGCAACACAAGTTCCACTGACGAAGAAGCGCTGCCAGCGTCGGCTAGATCGGCATTGCCAACCCGCACGCCACTGGCCTCTTCCTCTGCTACCAGCGCCGCCGATGACACAATATCAAATGTCCAGCGTGCATTGCTGCCGTAGTCGTCAGTGATCTGCGGATTCTGGACAAAGCCAACCAGAAAGATTGTATAAGCGCCACCGTTCTCGGACAGCGTGACGACAACTACATGGCCGTTGCGTAGCACATGTTGTGGAGCCAGTACGCCGCTGGCCGTCCCTCGCCAGGTAATGGCACTTACGGTATCGTCGCATTCGTCGGTGATGTTCAGCGTGCCGTCGTTGGTGGTGACGGGATAGAAGCAAAAGACTTTTGCCCCGCTGGTGTGGACGCCATTATGCTCACGGTCGGTGGAAGATTCACGCTCTACCGTTAAAGTGGTAGTCACGCGTGATGGGAATCGCTCATACTCCCACGATTCGCCGCTGCCATTTGGCCCTACCCACACACCGCCAACAGTCGGCCAGCTTGCCACCGCGTTGACAGTCAACGTCGTAGCGCCGCTCGATTGTGTGGCAGTGGTGGTGCGTTGCGCGAAAAGCCCAGCCGCAAAGGTTGCGCCCAGGTTTAAGCCGCTCCAATTGTAGTGCAGATGATGCGGGCCGATGTAGATGCGGAAATCGTTTTCTGGCTTGATGATGGCTGGCATTATCTGATCCTGTCAATAATCCACGTTACATCCTCAACTAGCCCGCCCCGCGCCTTGCCCCATGTTGGTTCATGCGCCACCGCGTTCGTGTAAGTGGTCAGTACGCCCAGCTTGTTGAATAGCTGCGCGCTGGTGTACGTCACACTGGCCGCGCCACCAAGCAACGTCGAGCAAATCCACGTAAAATCAGCCAGCGACATTTGCGGAAACGTCCAGGTGACGGTGTAGTAGCCGCCGACAATAGCCTCCCCGTCGCCATTTTTGCCCAGGCGTGGACGGTCGATAAGGTAAGCGCCGCCGCCATTCTCAATTGATGCTGGAATATCTGTTCCACCTAAGTGCATTATGGCTGCTCCACTTGATCAGTAATGCCGTCCACCACTGCCGTTGTAATCTGGTCAACAAAACCCGCTGCGTTGATGGCGTTTAGCGCGCCTTGCATAAACGCATTGCCCCAGACGCCCCCGGCTGTCACCGCCGAACGAATACCAATGTCGCTGCTAAAGCCGTCACCGATGCCTTTCTGCACGTAGCCTGCAATGGTCGCGCCACGCTGCATGTAGGCGTCAGCGTCGGCGCGGATGCCGTTTGTGAGCGCGTCCAGCAATCCCGACGATAGCCCGTCGTAGGCGTAGCCTTTAAATCCACTTTCGACGGCGACGGCGGGAATGCTCCCAACTGTGAAAAAAGAGCTTTGTGCTGTTGTGAATTGTGTGTTGACAGCAAAGAACAACGCGTCTGAAATAGTGGTTGTCGCCTCGCCGCCTTGCTGTGTCCCCTGAAACGCGGCGATCATCCCGGCAATGATGATCTGCGAAACGCTGGCCCCCTGCGCGCCGATCTGATCTTGGTTAGCGCCGATCTGGGTTGTCAGGCCAGTAACCAATGGCGTGATAAAGTCCGCTTGTGCATCACTCTGCGGAGCGTAGACTATCGGCGCGGTCAGCGAGGCAAGCGCTGTTTCGTCTATCTGCGCCGTAACATCAAATTTGGTAATGTTGGCTGTAACATCAATTGTCCCTAGCGGCTCCACATCACCCAGACGTTGACCAGGCGCTTGGAGCATCGGCATGATGGTTGGCGGGTTCGCCTCGACCTCCGCTTTATAGTCCAGGTAACTCTGGTAGGCCGCCGGTGAAAGTTGCGCCTGAATGTCGATAGCGTATGGCCCAGCGTCGGTAATTCCAGGCGCGGTGTCCGGCCTTTCGGGTGACGGGCCATACAAAAAGCTATACAGCTTATCTTGCGCTGCCCTGACCGCTTCGCCAGCAAACTCTACTACCTTCGACAAATCAACCGTGAAAATTGGTACGGCGCCTGTGTAAGCAACTAGCGCGGTGCGGTCTACCTGTTCGCTTGGCACGCTTCCCAGAAACGCCACCACGTTGGCGCGGTCAATGGTTTCGGTTGGCACGCTGTTGAGGTAGGAGACAAGCGTCTGCCGATCCACCGCTTCACTCGGTACGCTACCCAAGAAAGAAATCAGCGCCGACCGGTCAATGTTTTCTGCCGGCAAGGCGTTGGCAAAGGAGATCAACTCGGCACGATCAACGGTCTCCGTGGCTGGACTATTGATGTATCCAATCAGCGTTGATCGGTCTACCTGCTCTGTTGGCAGTTCACTGAGGAATGACACCAGCCCAGAGCGGTCAATCTCTTCTTTGCTAACTTCGCTGACAAACGCCACCAGCGCTGATCGGTCAATCTGCTCGGTGGGTAGCTCACTCAGGAATGACACCAGCTTGGCGCGGTTGACCTGTTCCACCGGTAGCGCATTGGTGAATGTCACCAGGTCGGCCCGATTGACTGTTTCCACAGGGGCAGAACCATCGAAGGTGAAGAAGTCCGCTGCGGCCAGCTTGACCTTGCCGCCTTCAGGTGTCACCACCTCGTAATAGTCGGTGATCAGCAGCTTGGTTTTTTCGCCGTCCATTGAGGGCGCTGCCTGTGGCCCTGCGACGCCAAGCGCCACGGTTGCCGTCGTCGTCTGTCCCGTCACAACTGGCAACCACGCCTGCGCTGTAGCGTCGGCGGTGACGGTAATCTCCGGTTTGGCGACCGGCCCCATAGCGCCAGGCTTACCACTCGCCGCGGTCGAACCAAACAAGTTGGCCGGATCAAAGAACAGGGCTTTGGCCTTCGCCATCTGCTCCTTGACCATTTCGCCGCTGGCGTTGACATATTCGTCTAAGCCGGTTTGTAACCCTTCGGTGAGCGGATCAATGTCGATTAACTCTGGTGGCCTGACTGCGACGCCACCGCCACCGCCACCCGTCGCCGCGCCGACCGCCTCGTCAACTTGGATGCCGAAATACTCGTAAATATTTTTGCGGCCCTGTTCGCTCTTACTTTGTAATTCCTGTGTAAATTTGACCGCTTCTTCGTTGATGAAAATCGGAATGTTTTCGACGGCGGAATAAAGCGAACTGTCATTGATCGCCTTTTCCAAGAGCGCCACCGTTTGCTCTGCCGTACTGCCCACTTCTAGGCCAGCGCGTTCCAACCCTGCCCGCGCTTCTTCCAGGCTCACATCTTCCCAGTCGTTGCCGTTCTGTACCTCGTCGCGTAACCGGCGTAGGTACTCGTCAGCTTTCTCCTGGTAGACACCTAACTCGGCATCTTTCATGTCCTGCTCAGTGACCTGTGACGCGCTGAATAGCCCCGGCACTTTATCGAGAGCGCTCTTTAGCTCCTGGTTGGCTTTCTTCGCCCCGTCCTCCAACAGCTTGCCAGCACGGCCCGCTGACCGTTCCTGTGACCGTGCCAAGTCTTTATTGTAGCGCTCCATCTCGCGCCGGTTCTGCTCGCGCCCGCTGGTCTGCTGCTGCGACTGAATGCGGTTGGCAATGCTGCCACCGATGGCAAGGCCCGCCGGTGATGCCATGTCCGCCTGGGCGCTGTTGAGCGCGTAGATAGCGCCGGTGGCAATGCCAGCGCCTTGCGCCAGTGTCAGCAGTTGTCCCGTCAACATCGCTGTCACACCGGCGTAAATGTCGCCGGAAATAGCCCCGTTGCGGTAAGCGGCTTCGGTGAGAACCAACTGATTGACAAGTTCGGCGGCATACGCGTTGGACGCCAAAAAGTCATTGCCAAGATCGTTGATAACGGCGCTTAACTGGCTGCCACCATCGGCAACACTGTAGGCGACCGCTGAGAGGTATTCAAACTGGGCAAGCTGCTCCGATGTAACGGTTGAGCTATACAACATCTCCTGCGACAACGCTGCTAATTCCTCACGGGCCGATGATACGCCGGGAAGAAAATCGACAAAGCCAGCGTTGAGGCTGGATATAGCACCGCTCATTGCGGAAAAGTCGATTTGATTGGCGCGCGCCTCTAGTTCATCGAAGGGCGCAAGCAAACTCGTTAGGATTTCAGCACTACGAAATTGCAGTTCCGTGGCATCGGTGACACCGGCATCCATCAACGATTGCAAGGCGGCTTCAGCGTCTGCTTTTGCCTGCCGGTATTGTGCCAGCGCCTGATCCGGCCCGATAGTATCGACTGATTTTTCGGCGCGGCCCATCAGAGACTTATTGATTGATGATTCCTGATCCCCGTACAGCGTGAGAATCTCGGCACTGACCGCTTTGGCCTTTTGGCCGGTCATGTCTAAGGCAGCGCCGACGTTGGTGATAATCCCTTCTTGTTGCAGGAATGCGTCCGACGCGCTGTTTGTCGCCACTTGCATTTCCTCAAGGACACGCAATTCATCGCGTAGATTGGGGAGTGTGCCAATACCCTCTTTGAATTGGCTTACGTCGAATCCAAGAATCGTAAAAGGTTCTGCGTTTTCAAATTTTGCAATCTCAGTCTTGATCTCTTCGATCCGGCGTGAAATAGTATCCTGCGATTGTCCGCCCTCAAACCATGTTTCACGAATATCGCTAAGAGCGTTAGCGGCGTCACCAATCTTGTCGGCGGCTAACGTGGCGATTAATTCGCCCCAGGAATCTTTTAGATTCTGGACATTGGCATCGAATCGTTCAAATTGCGTGGCGGCGCTATCAGCGGCCTCGCGGTTGGCTTCAATGGCGACCGCGCCCTGGCGGAAAGCTTCTTCCAGCAATGCTTGTTTTCGTTCGGCGGTCGTTAGCTGATCGGCGCTTTTGCCTATTGTGTCGGCGTACCGTTTCGTGGCAGCTTCCAGATCAATGATTAGGCCCAAGTTATCCAAAATCAACCGGCTCTCACGCGCTAGACCGGTCGTCAAGAACTCCAACGCCTGCGTATCGGCTATGCCCTGCGCCCGACCAAGCGCCGTTGAAAGCTCAATTAGTTTTGCGAAAGCTTCGGGGGTTTTGGCGACCTCGAATTGAATCGCGCGATTCGCATTTAAGATCAATTCGTACTCGGAGATCGTCCCTTGCGCGGCCTTCTTCGCTGCGTCAATCATGGCGCTGGCGTTGGTGCCAACACTGCGCGTATAATCGTCTAGCACGTCACCTAACTGCTGAAAGACAGCGCCGCGCCGCGCCGTTTCAGATAGCTGTTGCCCTAATTCCTTTAATTCATTGATGGCGATGCCACCAGCAAAGCCGCCTAGTAAGCCGCCAGCTAACCCGCTAGGGATGCCGCCACCGCCAACTGATGGTGGCCGAACGTTTGCCGCGGCGTTGCGCGCCTGCTCAAATGCCGTGCGCAACGCCTGCGCCTCGCTGACCGCCCGCTGAATGCCAGAGGTGTCGAGTTGTCCCAGATCGCCAGCCTTGACGGCGCGTTCCATTTCAGCGGCAAACAACTTGGCTTGCGCCTGCGCGGCCTTTAGCCCAGAGGTGTCGAGTTTGCCAACATTGATTTGGCGCAGTTCGGCCTCGAACACAGACCGCATGTTTTGCGCTTGACGCTTCGCGTCACTCGTCTGAACTGAAACGCGATATATTAGCTCTCTGCTAGGCATAGTTGATCTCGGTTGACAAAAAACTAATGGAGTGGCAAACTAAAATTAGTGCAATCAACAAAAACGAAAGGGAACCATCATGGATTCATCTAGTGGCCTGATCATTGCAGGCGTCGTACTACTTTTGGCCGGATTCGCCTTTGTCGTCCTGCGTGAAATAGTTCTTTGGTATTTCCGCGTTGGCGAAATCGTTGAATTGCTCAAGCGCCAAACTGAACTACTCCAGGCCATTGCCGCCGAACGTACCAGCGATGCGCCAAAAGCCATCATCGCCAAAGTCGAGTCAACAGAGCCACCAGCACCGCGCCCTAATCCGCTAACCCGGAAATAGTTACCGCCATTCCCGGCGTTCGATTTGCTCAATTACGAAGTCAACCATGCGCGCCAATCGGTTCTCGCCATCATCAGTCAGCATTGTCACGCTGCGTTGCGGCATGTTCCGCGTACCCCGTTCGTGAAAGACGGCGCGTCGGTCATTGCTGCCAACGTCGATGATCAGCCCAAAGCCGGTCGTCTGGATGCTTTCGTGGTTGTCGCCGCCGCGCTGAACGAAGGATGAACGATAGCCGCCAGAGCGAACGAGAATGGGCCTTTCACCACTGTATCCCAATTGCCGCCGTTGGGTAACAGTCGATTGCGCCAACCCTGCCCAGCGGCCAAAACCACTGCCCTGGCCGCTAAAATTTCTTTGAAACTCTTGCCGGATACCATCGGCGATTTTCCGTGTTTCGCCAGCGCCGGGACGGGCGATTTTGCCGATCAGGCGTTCAAGCTCGTCAAATTTTGCGTTTGTGGTTAGCGTGAACATGTCTACCGTCGCCCCTTCGGTTTTACCGGTTTGGCCTTCTTCGCCTTGTCTCGCTCGTCACCGATTACCCGATTGACATATAGAAAATCGTGCCTGTGCGCGGGTGGCATAGACACGATTTCAGTGTACGAGAATCCTCGCTGCTCGCCGCCGAGAACATACCAGGGCACATAAACGGTTTCGATAAAGTCTGGATCGCATAGCCCGTCAAACTCTCCCTCTTTTGCCTTCGCCCGTAACTCTGCCGGCGTGGGCGGTCGCTTCGGCTTATCTTCCTTCGCCGCCGCTTCCGCCGCGACAATAGCCTTCGCTAGTTCTTTGACGGCTGCACGGTCAGCCGCAGCACTTTTTTTTCCTCGTCTCCGCTGGGGATAAACGAGAATAGGCGTGCAGGATTGCCAGCGTCGATTACAGCATCGGTCAACACGTCCATCATGCCGGCAGGAGCCTCACGCGCAAAGCGTTCGGCATCATACCAGGCGTCGGGCAGTTTGGTTTCCGTCCAGGTGTCGCCATCCTTGACTTCCACCCGCTTGAGCGCCGCCATCACCATTGCGTGAGCAATCATCACTCCCTGCATGACAATGGCTTCATCATTCCTGATCCAGTCGTCGCCATAGGTGGCGCGCATGGACTCAAACACACGCCCGCGGCGACGGTTGAATAGGCCAATGTCGAAATTGCTGCAAGTGCCAAAGGTCAGCCGGTATTCCTGCTCCATCTCGCCATCGGAGACGAACAGACTTACCGGCTCAGTGCGTTGCCAGTTATTGAGATTCATAATTAGTAGGTCGCCACATTGTTGATAACTTTAATGGTGGATGGCGTCGCCACATCACCCAGGATGTACCCGTTGGCGCTCATGGTGATCAGATCGTCACCGCTGGCGCTCGGTGCGTCCCCCGGCTGCCACTGCACAGACGGTGCAACGAATTGAAACTCAAACGGGATCAATGGAGATGTGCCACTGATGTTGTCAGCGCTACGCCATTCAACGTCGATATTGCCCCGTACCGGCCCCGTCGCCACGGTCGTCCCCGCGTCAGCGCCGTAATACAATGATTCGTAAATGGAATCACTGGCGTTGATTTCGCTGAATGACGCCTGAATGTCAATCGACTGGCGTTGCATATTGACACGGGCTTGTGACCAAAGCGCCTTGTCATCCTCGCGTAACGCGTTGGTGAATGTGAATTCGGCGGCGCGAATGACTTCGATTACGGTATAGCCGCCGATGTCAATATCAGTACGTGCGCCAATCCAGGGCACGATCTCGTCAGCTTGTTCGGTCACATACGTTGGTTGCGTGCCAGAAAATGCCGCCAATGTCAAAAAGCCAAACTCAGCGGTACACATGATTTCGTCAGTGCTAACGCTGATGGACAACGATGTACAGCGGCCATCAACAGCACGGACGTAATAGGCGCCGTCGCTGTCCTCGACTTCCCACATGGCCGTTACCCATTTGTGCGCCGTGTCCGTTCCCTGCGTCAACGTGTGCGTGTAGCCTAGCGTGGCGCTCCCCGCGGTCGCCACTTGGTAGCCAGTGGCCTGCAATACCGGCACGATCCCTTTTGGCCGCAATGGGAACGTGACCGTTGCACGCCCGATGTAGCCTGTTACCTGGTCAGCGTTCGCCCGCGCCCACGAGGTTGTCCCGCCGGCGCTAGGATGTTCTAGCCGCGTGTCACGGTATTCAAATTCCGGTGCAAGGCTGCTCTCGGTGGCAATCAACCGATACAGCGTTGTAGCCGCCGTGCCTTTGGCTCCTTGCACGCCGATGGCAAAAAATGAACCTAATGAATTGGCTTCCGATGATGCCGACATTTATTAACTCCCCGCCGTTTTATCGGCAATCAACCGCGCCACTTTGCGATCCGCCTCAGCCTCTTGCGCTTCATCGCCGGCGCTTTCGTAGATCATGACGTCCCACAGCACGTAAAACAGGTTCTGCGGCGTATCGGTCAATTCAACGCCCGCATCCTGCAATGCCTCGCCGTGCGTGGTAGTGATATAATCCAAAGCTTGCTGTCTGGTCATACTGTCAACCCCGTTATAGAAAATGCTGTTGTGCCAACACCATACCGCAGATTGGCCCGATTCTGACTAGGGTGCGGGAATAGCTCGACAACGCTGGCAAACATACTGTTATTACCTCGTGGACGCCCCCGCAACAGCGATCCATCGGTCGCCGCAACCCCGGCAAAGTTGAGTGTAGCCAATAACTTCTCGGTGCGATGCACTAAAATCTTGGCATCCCTGGTGGCGTCTGCTGGCGTGCCTTCACAGACGCTGATCACAACAACCGAATATTCAACATCGCGCTTTATCGTGCTGCTGCCATCATGACCGGCGGCCACGGCGCGCGACTGAAACGACATTACAATCTGAAAAGGCGCTGCGTAACTCTTTGTCCAGTCCTGCACGTCAACCTGGGCCAACTTGTCAACCTGTGTAATCCTCAGCGTTGCGTAGCTGCCAGCGCTACCCAGCGCCGCAAGCAACTGCGTTGCCAGATAATCGTCAAGCGCATTCCAAAGTGATTCCATCAATACACCCTCAGTGATGCCGGTCGCGTGCTGCTCATGGTGTCGTCACCGCTGATACGGCCATACTCGGCTAGATGCTTTGTCGCCTTTTCTTCAAAAGCTGACACACGATTATCAGACCAAGCGACGGTGTGATTATCAAATGAGCTTTCGTTCGACGGTGTGGACGCGATACGGTTAGCGATCACGGTATAGGCGCGATGGTATACCCAGTGGCGTTGCGCCGATTCGCTGGCGGTCTTGCCAATGGCATCTGCCAACCACACCCCGACGGCGGTGTTAATGTCACCATCGGGGAACATGGAAGGCAGTAGATCGCCGTTTGGATAGATCAAATCACTCGCTGTCAGCGCCACTGATCAACTCCTGCAAAGCCTTGATAAGCGTTGCCCGATTGCGACTGGCCGTCTCAATCACCAGCGCATCAGCCGCCGTGATTGCGCCAGCCTCCACGGCGGCCAGAACAGCCGCAACTGTGGAGCCGGTCACGTCGAATGGTTGCTCGACAACTGGCACTACTTCCGCAGGCGGCGCGGGCGGTTGCTCGATAGTTGGCGCTGGCTCAACTTCAACCAACTCCAACTTGTCGGCAAAACCTGCCGCCTCTTCCGGTGTGTGTTCAACGATGTCCCCGGCTTTGTAGCAGCCACGCGTGCCATGCTCAAAACCCGGTCGTACTCGGTAGAGTGCCATAATCCACCTATGCCAAACTAGCCAAAACCACCAGGTAATCGTTGGCGCTTAGATTGCTGGCGCTCGACTGCTGAATCTGGTTCAGCACCGTAATTGTGCCCTCGAACGAAGCGTCAGCCGCGCCCAACGCACCAGCGGTCAGGCCGGCAACGCCAACCACCGTATCGCCCACAGCGGCACCGGTCGCCGTGATGGCGCCAGGGCCGCTGCGCCCGTCAACCGTGATAAACTTCAAACCACTGAGCAACGCCGACAAAGTATCGACCACGTCGGCGTTATGATCCACCGGATCTCTGCCTAGAAACTGGCTTTTCAGCACAGCCGTTGTTCGTACTGCCATGTCAGCCTCCTATTAAGCGCCGGTGCAGTGGAACACGCCGGATCGACCGCTGTAATCGCTTTTGACCATCGGCGCGAACACCGTCATGACCTTAAAATTGCTTTGCATCCCGTCGCCACTTGTCCATTCCAGATTGGTGATCGGCCAATACTGTTGGACGTAGGCCAGTTCCACCACGTCGCGACTCAGATTGACAACAACAATTTCACCGGCATCCAACCAAGCGGACGAGTCGATGAACTGAATCGACGGGATTTGCAGTACGCGATTCAGCGCACTTTGCCCACTGCCGTCAGAGTAGACATTGAACGCCATTTGATCGTATTGGGTATCGGCCACGAATACGCCGTAAGGGCCACGATAGTTGTCGGCCTTGAGTTCGGACAAGATGCCGCTGAATGTCGGCATGATGTTGCTGATGGTAGCGAAGTCGCCACCGCCAAGCGCCGTGGCGGTGTTGGTATTGCGGTCGGGGTGACTGGTCAATCCATGAATGGTGTTACCGTTTAGGTTGACACTTGCGTCACCATTGATCAGCAGATCCTCGACCTTTTCGCCAACCACGCGGGCAGCAGCCGCACCGTTGGCGGTGTCGATGCTGTCACCCAACCGGCGGGAAGCTTCCAGGTAGCGCTGGTTCAGCTCAAACTCCTTGAAGATGACCGGCACAGGCACGCCGACCAGGTCGTAATCAACCCGATCCTTTTGGCCGCTGGCATTACCGGACAGGCTCACGTTGGCCTGTGTCATTTCGCTGATCTGGTTGTACTGCGCAATCAGCGTGCCAAGTCCACCCAACGGACGGGTCAAGCCAGCGGCAATCATGCGCTGAGTCATGTTGAGCGGGGCAACCGCGGCCTGCACAATGGCGCGGTCGAGTTCTTCCCATTCGTCTTTGCGCAACGCGCTGTTGACCACCAAGCCACGGCTGGTCATGATCTGCAACTGGCCGGTGCGCTGGTCGAACAGCGGTTGACCGGTTTTCTCGTTGATGATAGGCCGCGCCCCATTGCCGAGGATCTTGGCAGCCTCGCCAGACGAGGCGTTAACGATCTGTAATTCCGACATTGTTACAAGCTCCTTTATGATGCAATATCCACGAGGACGCGAGCCGTACCACCACTGGTGGTGACAGCGTTAGCCGCGTAGCCGATGATCCCGTCCGACAAAGTGCTGGTGCCGGGCGATTCCTCTTGCAGGAGGCCAGCACCGTTGCTCTCTAGCGCGTCACCGATGGTGATGGTGGCGGCATCCTCAACGATCATGATCAGTTGATCGCCAGGGATGGCGTGGATATAGCGCACGGTTTCGCCAGTAGCATAGGCGTGGTCGATGGCGCGGCCTGTGCCGTGGTCGCTGAACTCGTTTTCGAGCGCAACCAGGCGCCCCTTGGCGACACCGCCCTCGGTGCTATGCGCCTGAATCGTGCCACTGGTGGTAAGCTCGCAGAGCATCCCCGGCGTAATCGCACTGGCGGCTCTGGCTTCGCGCACACGTTGCACGATGTTGTCGGCATTGTTGGAGCGAATGACAATCGTGTTGTAAGTCGAACTAGCCATTATTTGGCCTCCTTTTTCGGAAAGACGGGCGGCATCGCCATCGTGGTGTAGCGCGGTTCCTCAGTGGCGTTGGTCGCCACATTGCCGCTACCGACGTAAAGACGGGTCGCAAAGGCGCTTGTCAACTTGCGCAGGGTTTCCACCGGCATGGCTTTCAGTTCAGCCTCACTGAGTGTGTTGCGTTCGTTGGCGACTAAGCCAGCAACCAGATCGGCGCGCTCCTTGTCGGCGTTGGCAACCACACCGGATAGAGCCGCCGTCAACTTGTCAATGCCGCCGAATTGCTCGACAACCTTCGCTAGTTGTGCCAGTTCAGCCGGCACAACCTCTTTGACCACTTCCACCGGCGCTGGCTCGACGGCGGGTGATTCCTCATTGACAACTGGCTGCAATGAACTGGCGAACGCGGTCAGCGTTGCGTCGTCCATCGCCTCCAATTGTTGCTTGCTGCATTTGCATTGCGCATTGGCTGCAAGCCCTTCAATAATCTTGGTTCGATCCACTTTTTTACCTCCAAGTGAATTGATAACATTGCGCACCAATGCGCTAAGAAAAGATTGACTGGCGTTCTCTGCGGCTTTGGCTTCGTTGATGCGAGGAACCCCGCACCCATCCGCCCAGCTACACGCGCCGGTTTCGTTTAAGAGAATTGCGATATGATCGGGCCGCAGGTTGCGCGCAATGCCAGTGTAGGCTTTGCCGTCATGCGTACCTGGTTGATCAACCAAGTCGCGGAAGTAGCCCGTACTTACGTCGATGGCTTCGTTGTTGCGCAGGCGCTGCAATAGCTGTGTCGCCTGTCCGCCAAGCTTTTCGGCTTTAGTAATGTCAACCCAAAATTCACCTTTGAGCGCGTCGCCGTCGATATGAGCGTCCCAAAACATGGCCGGGGTTTCATCCCACAGATCCATGCTGTTGGCGCTGATCGCTTGCCCGTCCTGCTTCGGGTGGCCCAACGGCACAGGGCGCCCGTTCCAGGCGTCGGCGTATTTTGCCACCTCGTCAGCCGGCACAAACTCACCATTTAGCACGCCAGAGCGAAGGGCCACCGTCGGCGCTACCAGATAACGCGTGCCTTTGCGCGTGACCTCCTTGACTGTCCCCGCCGTGGCGTTGGTGGTCAACTGCACGGTGTTGCACCCACAATCCTCAGCGGCATTGGCGCGTATGTAGCCATCACCAGTCAGCGGAAAATCAACCTGTCTGGTGGCGACCGACACGCTGATAGAACCAAATTCAAGCGGCATAGTGGGGATCATGCTGATAGGCGATTCGGCCCCCGGCTCAACCTCACTGAGTGTCATGTGTGGCGTAAATCCGTGGTTCATCGACACTGGCACGTCGCTGTAGCGCAGGCGCTGCACAACCGCCTCACGCAGTCGTTCAAGTCCAGGCACATCAACCACGGCGTAAATCACATCCTTGCCATCGGAAAATTGGCTTGCATTAAAGCGGCCCATGCCATTAATCGCGCCGGCCAACTTTCCGAAGTCGCGCGCAATCTGTTGCGCTGCCACGATGGCGTTTGCCAGTTGTGCATCGGTCAAGGCATCCACTTTGCCGAGATAGGCCAGGGTAACGTGCAATGCGTCGGCGCTCATCTGTACACCAGGCATGGCCGCAATTTGTTGCGCCAATTCGGTGGACGGGAAAAGCGCCACCATTGCGCCGTTAAACTGCGCGCCCTCTGGCACGGTAAACAGGGTGGCGTTGTTGGCGGGTTGTACTTCGTTGTCTTGTTCGTTCACGGTTGCACCCTCATCGGTTCGCTGCCAATCGAGACACGCCCAGAAACCAGGCGCTAACGGGTCTTTCTTCGTGCTACAGCTATGGCGCTCCAAAAATGCCTTGCGTCGGTCGGGATCGTCTCGCTTCATTTCCATGTCAGGATCGCCGTAGTGGACGAGGTAATCTTTGCCATCCTTCGTGACAGTCCGCATATACTTTTTGTCGTCACGGGTTGAGGTTCTTCGCCCCGTCGCTGTGACTGTCACCCCGTTGTAGGTATAGCTCGGCATGTATTTAATCCCAAAAACAAAAAGACTCGCTTCGATTATTGTAGCGAGTCTTTTTGTGCTGTATATGCCTAAAAGTGGCTATTTTTAGCCAGATGGCTGACGGTGCGTGTTGACCGCCAATTCAAAAGTGGAAGTTACGCCCGTTTTGGCTTTGATGTTCTTGATGTGGTTATAAACGGTGTATCGACTGATGACAAGTTGATCGGCAATCTGGCGTTGCGGCTTGCCTTGCGCCAGCAGATTGACAACCTCTTTTTCTCTCTGCGTCAATTTCGACATATCCATACACCTCTCAAATTCGTCTCAACCCCTGCACGTTGCGATTCTGCGGCGGCAATTCTACCGGCAATTGCCAAGCGCTTGCCTGCCTTGTCGCCCCTGCCGGTTGCACCCCGGCGCTTGACAATATCCCCGGCGGCAATCGTCGCCACCGGCACCGGCACCGGTTATGCAGGGGAATCAAGCCCCGCGCCTGTGCAATCGTGTAAATACCAGGGCCATAACCGTTATCAGTGCGCTGTGAAGCGTCAAAACAACGGCTACATACCTTTCGGTCTTCTGCCGTCTGCCAGAACACCCGCTCATCAATCACGCCAACAAATTGATCGCCGGCATTCTCGTACACGTTCAGCAGCGCTTCATTGTAGCCGCGGACAACGCCATCGGCGGCGATACCATCCGTTGGCGTGCGACCTGCTTTCTGGATGCGGTCACGAATGGCAGCCTTGGCCTCGGCGGCGCTGTTGGCGCGTTGGTAGCGGTCGAGAATTTGCCCCGTCAGCCCCAACCGCACCGTCATCAACTGTGTGGACAGGAGCAGGATAAGCGCCGCAATAGCGTCATTGTGATCCGCCCGCATCACCGCTTGCTGTGGCGTCGGCATGGCTTCTTCCACTTCGGTGTTAGCCTGTGCTACTCCCCGCATGTACGCCACTGTTGCCATTGCCCGAACACCGCGTTCTCGGTCGCTCTCCGTTCGGCCAAACTCCTGCTGTAGCAAGGCGTCAACAAAACGGTTAAACTCTGCCGTGCGCTGCGCCAGCGGACGGCTAAAATCCACAGTGTCGATGTACTCATTGATGGCAGCATTGACGCGCTGCCACATGCGCCGGTAGTGTTGACGGTAACGTTTGCGCAACACCGACGTGCGGGTCGGGTCAACGCTCCGTGGCTCGTTAGCGGTGGGCATGGGCAACACTCCACAGCATGTTGGCTGTCACGCTTTCAGGTTCATCGTCATCGGTTTCGCCAAGTTCCTCGTCCAGCAATTCCACCTCATCAATGATGGCATCGCTTGGTAAATCCGGCACGTAGAATTTGACGAACTTTGGCACATCGACCACTTGCTCAATCCCCGGTTGCGCCATGCGTTCAATGACCTGCGAGTAGCCCTGTGCCAGTTCCATTTGTTCCAGTGCCGTGGTTTCGGCCAACGGCCACCATTTGGCGTGATAGCGTCCAGTGGATGGCGCGGGCAAGGCGCCCCAACGAATGAGCCGATCAACCAGTGGGCGCAAGACGGTCGGATCAGCCCAATTGCGTTGGCGCTTGGCAACCCGCTTGGCCCAATTGCGTTCGTCTTGGCTACTGGCAAGTTCTCCCCGTTCGCTGCCAATCAGAATGCGCTTGGGGATGCCGGTCGCACCGCTGATGAGCGAGAGAATCAGATCCACGTTGCCGGTTGGGTCTACAACCTCGCTGCCCAGATCCTGGTAGTCGATGCCACGCAATTGCAGGTAGCGCCGTAGACCGTGATCCATTTCATCGATCTGTTCCTCAAACGCCGTTTCTTCCTCTGGCGACAGGCGTGCGTCAGGTGCAAGCCTGAAAATGCCACCTTTTCGCATGAGCTTCCACGTTGCTTCAGCGCTACCGCCGACGCTCTTCATAATGTCGTCAAGCCGGTTGTAGACACGTTGCAAGCGTGGAATGCCGTACACCTCATTGTCGAGCAGGTTTTCGGCAACGTGGATAATCCGACTCCAATGCACTTGCATGGTGGTTGTGCCAGCCCCCGTTGTCCCAGCCATCATGGTGACATTGTAAAGCGCCGGCAACCCGTAACGGGCGTCGGTGGCGTCGTTGACGAATGAGTGAATATCGGCGTTGATCTCAGCGAATGGCCGCAGATATAGCACATCAGCGGCGCTATTCAGTCGTTCCACCGGAGCCGACAATGGCGCATCACCGGCCACACCGATAAGCAATGCACCGTAGCGCCCAACGCCGGTAATCTTGTCCACCCGTTCGCAATAGTGGGCCAGGCGTAGGCGTTCAGATAGCGCCGCAAACTCTACCGAAAATGGCGAATCATCAACCGCTTCATCTTCGGCGCCATCAATGACGGTGACGCCATCGCCCCAAGTTTCCTCCGCTGGGAAGTCGATAATGCGGGCAGCGATGTCCTCGCGCATGTACTTGGCAAGGAAGTGTTCAAAGAGCAAATCTTTGGGATAGCCCAGCTTTTCGTAGTAATCCCGATCCCCTTCAAATTGTTTGCCAAGATAACCGGCGGCCATGCTGTTGTCAAGCATGGAGCGCTGTGCGCGGATACTGCGCACGTTGTTGGTTAGCGGCGCTGTCGGTTGGCGGTGATTGTGTCGGTTGTTGCGTTTGCTCATTTGTTCTTTCTCGTTCCCCATGTACCGGCGGATGTGCCTACTTGCCAACGAATCATTGTCTGCGTGAACGCGTCCACATCGTCATCGTGAGCGCCGTTAGGAAAAATGGCGCAATTCTCTTTGAACTTGTCCACCCAGCCGTACAGCGCCGGATGCGGCAAATAAACATTGTGTGACTCAACGGACGGTGAAGCGGCGTGCGCTCTGGCAATTTTGCCGCCTTCGGGATTGACGGCAATCAGCCCGTCAATCTTGCCGCGCAACAGTTGGATCACCGCTGGCCCGTTGGCTTTATCTTCCACCAGCTTTGCGTAAGATTTGGGCCACTTGGTAGTAAGATCAGTGACGGCTCGGATGGTGGCGTTGATGTCGGCGCGCTCATTGAAATAGTCCAACAGGTACTTACTCACTCCAACCTTGCCCCACACCTGGCCCGCAACAAAGTCGCTTGTTGACGTGTCCTTGAAGGCCATGTCCCAACTCTGGATCACTTCGTCAAAACTGTCGGGCAAGTCTACCGCCTCAACTTCAGTCAGCGTGACAGCTTTGGTTTCCTCGTCTACGATCTCGACCCTGACCGGTGGCAGTTTGACGCCTTTCGGTTTCCAGTAGCGCCAATGCCATTTCTTAAAGATGCCGCCAGCGTCGGGTGACGGTCGTTGCTGCAATTGACCAGCCACGGCATAGCGATCCATGCTGCTTTCTAAATCATTCAGTGCTGCTGGCGTGAACCGCTCAGGCCAAAGTAATTCACCGGGGACGGTGCGAGGATCACGCCAGCCGATTGACGTTACGCGGTCGGTTGCCTCGTATCGCGCTGGTAAGCTTAAAAGCTCGTAATGTTGCCCGCCAGTCTTCATCCGGTCTAGTAAATGTCCGGTCAAGTCTTCTTGGTGTAGGCGCTGCATGATGACAACCTTGACCACCTTGTCAGGGTTGTTACCGCGAGTTGACATAGTATTGTCCCACCAGTCTGTTACCGATTCCCTGGACGCTAGACTGTGGATGTCAGCCGCTTTGCTCGGATCGTCGCAAATCACGAAATCACCGCCGTCGCCTGTCGCCAAACCGCAAACCCCCGTGGCTAACCTGTAGCCCGTCTTGTCATTCTCAAACCGTGTCTTCTGGTTCTGATCGCCGGTCAACTTGAACACATCACCAAAGTTTCGCTGATACCACGGATGGCTAATGATGCGCCGGCATTTTAACGAATCACGAATTGACAAGTTTTCGCCATAGCTACTGAATAACCAACGCGTCTCCGGCTTTGACGCCCAGACCCAGGTAAACCAAAAGACGCAACAGATTAGACTCTTCATGTGCCGTGGCGGGATGTTGATAATCAGATTGCGAATCTCTCCGCGGGTTGCCGCCTCCAAATGTTCGCTGATGGCGTGCAGATGCCACCCGTCAATAAATCGATTACCTGGTTCCACCACATGCCACGTTTGACGGATGTATTCGGCCAAACTCTTACGCGCCAACTCTCTGTCAATCTCATCCAACGTTGGCAGGTTCATCGGTCGCCTTTGCCAACACTGAGCGCAACTGCAAAAGCTCGTCTAGGGATAGCTTGGATAGGTCGGGTTTGTTGGCCGCCTCTGTCTTAATCGGCCCCCCATCTTTGCCCGTCAACTCGCTTTTTACCGGCGCATCCAACCCCAGCAGCTTGCACCGGCGCTCGATGCAACTCATCACGCCAGCGAGAAAGGCGGGGTTGCCGTCGCGCTGCTCTCTCTCCATTGTCGCCCTGACGACGTTGGGCTTGCCGTCCTTGCTCTTGCCGTCGCTCTCCTGGCGCGCTCTGGTTCGTTCGTTTTTCGACTGCTCCCATGCGGCCCAATATTCCCGCTCCAACTCGTCCAGGCGTGCCAACTCACGCTGCTTTGCCTCGTTCATATCCATGATGGACGATTCGCGCCAACGCTGCTGAATCAGCTTGAGATCGTGATTGACTTGCCCCTGCGACACGCCAACCACCTCAGCAATGTCACGCTGCGTGCGGCCTTGTAGGTATAGGCGCGTGATCTGGACAAGGTCTTCCTCACGCTGGAATGGTGTTCGTTTTCGTGCTGCCATATTAACCTTAAAGAAATCGACTTTTCTTACGAGTTTCGCCCCAAACTGTTGACAAGGGCGCTCCCTTGCGATATACTATCTACAGGAGGTACACAGATGCAAGTTCGTAAATCAATCAAGTTATCCGCCGACCTTTGGCGAAAGCTTGAAGCCATCGCCGCCGATGTCCAGGCCATTGCGCCACCTGGACAGGGAACCGGACAGCCGTCTTGGCGCTCACTGTTTAGCGAGATTGCAAAAGGCAATCTTATTGTTACACGAAAGGAACAAACTCATGACCAATCTCAAGACTCGAACCTATGAACTCGAAGACAACGGTTGGAGCGTCAAAGGTTGCTCCATTGTCTACGCTCCTCGCGGTCAAGCTGGCGAATATGCCAAGCTTGCGACGAACCCTTACCGCGGATGCGGCCATGCCTGCGCTTATTGCCTCACGGGTGACACCATCATCCAGATGGCGGATGGCTCTACCAAGCAGCTTCGTGACATCGAAGTTGGCGATGCCGTCATCGGCGTTACCCTCAGTGACAGCAAGCGATCCTGGGGAACACGCATTACCGCCACTACAGTTTTGGCGAAAATTGCCACCCGCAAAGCCGCTTACAAAATCACGTTGGCGGATGGCACTACGGCTGTTTGCTCTGCCGATCACCGCTGGCTTACCGAACGTGGTTGGAAATACACCGCTGATGATGGCAGTCACCGCCCACGCTTGACAACTAACAACTCGATTCGCAAGCTCGGAACTGCGACGCTTACCCCACTTGAGAGCGATGCGAATTTGGCGATTTATGATTACTCGCACAAACGCCGCCCGTCGGGGAAGACAGCGGGCGTTCAACATCGTTTTCGTTTGGCTCTCAAGGACACTTGCGCCTTGCATCGTACAAAATCCTATCTTACTCAGCATGGTATTGAAACAACTGACTTTGCTTTCCCTAGCGACGGTGAACCTATGCTTGCTATCGGCACCACTAGCCCCACGCGCTTTTCTGCAATCAAGGCAATGACTACGCCGCAAGACGATCCAGAATGGCAGCGTGGTTGGTTGGCTGGCATCTTTGATGCAGAAGGAAGCCACGGCGTACAAGCTTTGCGAATTGCGAACTCTGATACAGCCATCCTTGAGACTACCGAAAAAGCACTCTCCTTGTTCGGTTTTGACTATGTTCGCGAAGTCCCACCAAGTCGAGATGTTTGTTACATCCGCGTTCGTGGTGGCCGTCCCGAACATCTTAGATTCTGGCAACTGCTCAATCCTGCCATCAAGCGCAAGTTTGCCATTACTGGTCAAGCCATCAACGAAAGCGTCAAGATTGTCAGCGTTGAACCACTGAACGAAACTATGGATATGTTCGACATCATGACCGGCACTGAAAACTTTATCGCAAACGGCATGATCAGCCACAATTGTTATGTTCCGAAGGTTCTAAAAATGGATCGCCCGACCTTCGACGCTGGCGCATTCCCTCGTACTGACTTTCTTGATGCCTTACGCAAGGACGCCCGCAAGTATCAGGCGCTTGGCATTGCCGAACAGGTTATGCTCAGTTTTACCACCGACCCCTATCACCCCGGCGACAACTCGCTTACCCGTGACGTGTTGACCACGTTGCAGAGCTACGGACTTGGCGTCTGTACGCTGACAAAGGGTGGCAGTCGGTCGATTCGTGACATTGACATCTTTCGCCCTGACCGCGACGCCTTTGCCAGCACCTTGACCACACTTGACGACGATTTTAGCCGCAAGTGGGAGCGGGGCGCCCAACTTCCCGGCGACCGCATTGCGACACTCAAGGCGTTTCATGACGCCGGGATATTCACGTGGGTCAGCCTGGAGCCGACGCTGAATACCGAATCGTCGCTTGCCATCATCGAACACACGCACGAGTTTGTTGACCTGTACAAAATCGGGCGGGCTAACTACCTGCCCATGACCAACACAACCGATTGGGAAAGCTACACCTGCCGCACTCTGGAACTGGTCAACCGACTTGGCGTCAAGCATTACATTAAAAAGGATCTTCAGCCCTTTTTACCCGCTGGTTACTACAACCCGAAATATATCAACCAGCATCATGGGGCATAATTGACCACGTTTGAAATAGGACATTCCCTTCTCTGCCACGGTAGCTGGATAAAGCCGTGGCAGAGAAACCTGAAAGCGCTGCCACCTTTTGCATAAAATCAGTCACCGTTTGCTCAAGCGCATCGTAATCACTTCTAGTCAACTGCCGCATTGATTCGCCATCAACCATATACATTTCGGCAAGGTTGCCCTTGCCGCGAAACTTCATGTTCATTCCGTTCCCATCGGTTAGCGATAGAACGAATGGCGTACTCTTTTTCCCTGCAATGGCATGAAAAAACATCTGAATTTCACGACCTGGACAACCTTCGTCATCAAAATCTACGTAGTCAAAATCTAAATGTTCATTCAGGTGTTTCTCAATAAAATCACTGGCACTCATAGAGTAATCTACGTCACCATGCTGATAAGCCTTGTCAACTGTGATTACCGTGGAAAAGCGACGGCGATACCAGGCTGCCAACTGACCTGCGCCACTAAACAAGTCTAGAGCCTTATGCCCGTGCGCTTTCCATGCGGCCTCAATACGATACGCCAGCTTAAAAGGCTCAACATCATGACCATCGCCAGCATTGTACAATCTACCAGATCGTGATATTTTATCGTTCGCTTCGGTATCATCTTCGCCAAAGTCAAAATCACCCTCATCGAAACCCCACGTTAGGAGATCGCCCATGTCCCAATCGGCAAGCGCTGCCATGTCGAACTCACCGGTTGCACCGCGATGTAGATACACCGTCAACTGCTGGCGTTCCCGCTCCGTCAATTCCCGGCTGGCAACCCGCACGTCAACTTCGTAATCCATGCCGTATTGACCGGCAAGCACACTGAGCCGCTGATGCCCATTATACAGCGCATTCCCCGGCCCAATCGCCAGCGTCTCCACTTGCCCGAACGTTTCCACGCTATCGACCAGCCGCTCGGCTTGCTTCTGTTTGATCGTGCGCGGGTTATGTTCCCACGGGATCAGGTCGGCCAGCTTGCGGCGCTCATTTGTCCAGGTGATGCTTTGTGTTTTCTTCTTCGCCACGTCTACCCTCTCACCTCATACACAATAACCACCGCCAGCAGCGTCAACAGTAGCAACGCCGCGACGGTTTCCAGGTTCATCGCTTCACGCCAACGGCGGCGGCAATCTCGTCAAGCGTCGCTTGGTTGGCGGCTTGGTGTTCAGCCCAGGTGTAAGGCGCATCCCCTGCCGCCTCGTACACAGTGCCGGGATTGACAATGCTCTCTACGCCATACACCACCGGAATACCGCGCCGCCTTGCCTCTGCCACCTCCGCATCAGCGCCTTTCGACTCACCGGGCAGCCGTACAACCAAATCTGCCACACTCACCATTGTCATGCACCATTGCATCCAACGTTCATAACTGGCGGGGTGGCGCTCGTCAACGTAGTGACTCAGCAGCGGTGCAATCGGCTGGTGGCCGGCGTCACGCAATACGGCGAAGGCGTCAATCTGCACGTTGACGGCGGCTTGTTTGTCGTCGTAGCCGCTGTAGGGCGATGCGATGTAGATGATCACGGCCTATACCCCGTCCACATAGTAATCAATATCGTAATTCATCGCCAGCGACGCGGACAGGTTGACGAACACAGCCTCGTTTTGGCCGCAGTAGACGCGCTTATCTGTCTCATTTTCGCCGCTCAAGTCCTCGACAATGCCCTGCGCTTTTGTCGCCATAAAGAAGCGCTTAAGCGATGTGCTGCCCGATTTAAGCAGCACCACCTGATCGCCGTCCACTTCCGCCTGGATACGCCAGCCGTAAATCACAATGCGCAGACCCGCGCCAGGTGCGGCAATGACGGCGGTGCCGTCGCCACTTGTGTTGCGTGTACCAAATGCTCGTGCCACGTTATTTTTTCCTAACTGATGGCCTGCACGCCAGCAGGCTGAACCATAAATATGCCAGTCACCAGCGTGTAACCCTCGTCTGCAACTGGCGTCGTATCGAAGCCCTTTGCCCACCAACGATATGTACCCGGCGTAACACCGGTTACGCCGATGGCGATTTTCACCAAAAACGATGTGCCGTCAACGATTGTCAATGCGCCA